AGCTACAAGCCCTGTTACTTCAACTGGTGGAACAACGCCTGTTATTGCTATGCCAGCGGCTACAACCAGCGTTAATGGATACCTTACTAGCACCGATTGGACTACCTTTAATAACAAGTCTAATACCAATGGAACAGTTACTAGCGTTGCCGCATTAACTTTAGGCACGACAGGCACAGACCTTAGTTCAACAGTCGCTAACGGCACTACAACTCCTGTTATTACCTTACAAGTACCAACAGCGTCAGCTACCAACCGAGGTGCTTTGAGTGCCGCAGATTGGACAACCTTTAACGCCAAAGCCGCACCCTTTACCTACACATCGACTTATATTCCATTTGGTCAAGGCACAACTACGCCTAACCAATCGACTGACCTGACCTTTGATGGCACAACCCAATCTGCCCCAATTCAGAGGGCTAGTAACGGAATCGTGACTAATAACAAGACTATTGGCACTAGCTTTACTATCCCCGCAACAGATAACGCTATGTCATCAGGGCCAGTCACCATATCGAGTGGCGTAACGGTTACAGTTTCTAGTGGGTCACGCTGGGTAGTTCTGTAATGTTTCAAACTGCTTTTCAGTCTAATGCGTTTCAAAACAATGCGTTTCAAATTGTTACATCGCCTACCCCTACCCCTACCCTAGTTGGGGGTGATGATGCGTCTTGGACAGAAGATGATTTAAAGAGATTACGCAAGCTATCTGCAAAGATAGCGGAAAGACAACGCCAACTTGAGAAATCAGTCAAAGATGCTAAAGCAGAACGCAAACAAGCGTTCAAGGATTTAATTGATCCTGTTGCAAAAGTTAAGAAAGCTAAAGTACAATCCAAACAAGAGGTTAAAGCTGATATACCGTTAGCTAAAACACAAGATTTACAACGGTCTATAAGCTACCTTGAAAGACAACGGGATAACATCCTTGAGGCAGTAGCTTACAGACACCAGCAATATCTCATTCAAGAGCAATTGCAAGTAATGGAAGCCCAACGCCAAGAGGAACTTGACGATGAGAGCGCATTATTACTACTGATATAAGTGCAGACGCACAATATAAATTAGCTTACGAACACCTACACGCTGGCAGATATGAGGCTGGCTTTAGAGGATTTGAATACCGTTGGCATCCTGACATTATTGCCAAGCAAGCCCAGCCTTACGCACCTGCGCTCAAGATGCCTATATGGAGAGGCGAACCCTTAATTAATAAGTCGATCACCGTACAGATGGAGCAAGGCTTTGGTGACATTATTATGTTTGCCCGATTCTTACCCGCTTTAAAGGCTTTAGGGGCAAAGCAGGTCGTAGTCCTACAGGAAGGCACACTTCACCACCTCTTAGGGCAAATACACGCTGTAGATGTGTTTAGTAATAATTTGACAGAAGGTGCGGCTACCGAATCAGACTACTGGATAGGCTCAATGTCGCTCCCGTACTACATCTCCCTATCTCACCCGCTAGTCAATGCGATGTTTCCTGTGACCCGTAAGAAAATAGTGGCTTCAGAAGGCTATTTACACGCTATTCCTAGCAATATCCCGCCCAAGATCGGGGTGAACTGGGAAGCAAGTAAGCAAACCCTGTACTACATTAAGTCAATTGACTACCGACACATGGCAGAAATGGTCGGGGATGACGCCTATAGCCTAAATCCGCAATCCGATGGCTTATTTCACCCCCTACCTAACGATGGCTGGAAGCAAAACTGGGTTCAGACCGCATCCCACATGAAAGCAATGAAGGGAATCGTCACCGTAGACACGGGAACAGCCCATCTAGCTGGTGCTTTAGGAGTAAAGTGCGTGGTTTTATTACCAAAAGAAGAATTTGTCTGCTGGAGATGGAAAAATGCCCGTTGGTATGACAGTATTTGCTTGTTAAGACCTAATGAATACGATCAACTACCTGAACTCATAAGGAGAATGTAATGATTTGCCCGAATTGTGGATATTCCCAACAAAGTCACATAGAAACCAAGCAAACGGATGAAGAATTCTTTTTAGAGTGGTGGACACCGACCATTGGTGAGGAAGCCGCTAAAGCATCTTGGCTAGATAAGGTCGCTATGAAGTCACGGGAAGCCCCGATGGTAATGCCTGACATAGAGGGTCATATATCTATGGCAGACGGCTCTTGGGTGTCTAGCCGATCTAAGCACCGTGAGAACCTTAAACGCAACAATTGTGTTGAACTGGGTAACGATGTGCCAAACCAGCAAAAGGTACATGAATTTAGCCGTAAAGACCAAGAAGCCCGTAAACGGCAGATTGCTGAAATAGCATATTCAAAACTTAACTACAGATAGGGATAACCATGTCAGATGACCGCAGAGAAGTACTAGAAGCCGCACTAGACCAAGCCGAAGAAGGCACTTTAGAAGCCCCTGTTGAAAAGGAGATTGAAGTAAATGACGATCCAATCCAAGCCGAAGAAACCCATAGCGAAGAAAACCGTGACGAAAAAGGTCGCTTCAAAAGTAAGCAGGAAGAACCCGATAACCAAGACGATACCGATCAAGAACCTGAACTGGTTGCAGAAACTAGTGATGTTAATGAAGAACCCGAAATAAAACGCCCGACTACATGGAAGAAAGAGTATGTCGAGGTTTGGAACAAGATGCAGGAAGGCAAGCCGTTAGACAAAGAAGAATTTGTTAAGTTTGCTGAATACGCTAACCAGCGTGAAGCTGAATATAAAAAGGGTGTATCTGCCTACAAAGCTGAAGCTGACAATGCAAGGCAGTTAACCGATGCAATTGGCCCATTTGTTCCTGAACTACAAAAGCATGGCATTCACCCTGTCACTTGGATACAAAGTCTAGGTCGGGCGCATTACACGCTGGCTAATGGAACATACGAACAGAAGATAAATGCCTTTAATAGACTTGCACAGGATTATGGAATACAATTTAATTCAGATAGCTTACAAATGCCCGAACAGGCATATGTAGACCCGTATCAACAACAGTTAATGCAACAGCTACAAGCAACACAACAGCAGGTGCAACAACTGTCAGCGATACGGGAGCAAGAAGAAAATGCTCGATTGAGTAATGAAATCAGTCGGGTAAGTAGCAACAAAGAGAGGTTTCCTCACTTTGACATGGTACGGGAAGATATGGCTCAATTACTTGAGAGAGGTATAGCCCAAGACCTTGAAACGGCTTATGCCAAAGCGGTGCGTATGAATGATGAAGCGTTCAAGCTAGAGCAGGATAAACTCCTGAGATCAGCAGGTTCACAAGCATCTAAGGCACAGCAAGTAGCTAAAGCTAAAGCAACTGCTGTTAGTCCACGATCCGTTACTCCTAGCGGTCAAGTGAAAGGCACAGATGCAAAGGATAGACGATCCTTACTGATGGCTAATTTAGCTGATGTTGAGGGTGGTCGGGTTTAACTTAACTTAATAAAGGAAATATCATGGCATTCGCAAATAGCGCAATCACCGATATTATCGCTACCACCATTCAAAGTCGTAGTGGAGTATTGGCAGATAACTTGACACAAAACAACGCAATCCTACAAAGATTGAACTCAAAGGGTAATGTCCGTAGCTTTTCAGGCGGTAATGTAATCCTTGAAGAAATCATGTACAACGATCCAACTACTAACAATGCTAACTCGTATAGTGGCTATGAAGTATTGGATATTACCCCTGATAGCCCTATCTCTGCGGCTCAGTACAGCATTACGCAGTACGCTGATTCTGTGACAATGAGTGGTCTTGAAATGTTGCAAAACTCGTCTAAAGAAGCAATCATTGACCTGTTAGATGGTCGTATGCAAGTTTCTGAAGCCCGTTTGCTAAACCGTATCTCTACCGACCTTTATGGTGACGGTACAGGTAACGGTGGAAAAAACATTACAGGTTTGGCGGCCGCTGTTCCAGTTTCTAATACAACTGGTACTTATGGTGGTATTAACCGTGCTAACTTTACTTTTTGGCAAAACCAAGCATCAACTGGTGCTGACTCTGCCGCATTAATTCAAGCCGCTATGACTACTGCCGCTATTAAATCTGTTCGTGGCACAGACAAAGTTGACTTAATTGTTGCTGGTAACACCTTGTATTCACGCTATGTAGGTTCTTTGCAAGCGATTCAGCGTATTGCTGGTGTTGACGAAGGTGCGGCTGGCTTTGCATCCTTGAAGTTCTACGGTGGCGGTATGTCTGCTGATGTGGTATTAGGTGGTGGTATTGGTGCTCAAGAAACAGCAACACATATGTACCTCTTGAATACTAATTACATCTTCTTCCGCCCTCACAAAGAGCGTAATTTTGTACCTATCGGTGGTGAGCGTCAATCCATCAATCAAGATGCAATCGTGAAGCTGTATGGCTGGGCGGGTAATATGACCTGCTCTAATGCTTCATTACAAGGCATTTTGACAGGTACTTAATCACATCCATAGAAAAGGAAAATTATCATGGCATATAGCATTCTCCCCATCGCTGGCGTAGATTTGAATAATGTGACTACCACAAATACAAATTCTGCTGGCACAGCAATATCAACCTTTGGCCCACTAGGTTTTGAAACATTTGGAAACACAGGTTTCCGTTATGTTTTTGCCCAAGCTGGTGTCGCAATTGCGGCATCAACCGCTACTTGCGTAATTAACGCATCTACATTCCAAACTACTTTGGGTGCAGGTACATATGTGTCAGGTGCTTCAATGGCATCAGGCGATTATGGCTTCTTTAGCAAGGCTAGTGTTTAATAACAAAATGTAGTAAAAACGAGGGGTTGCCTTAACTGGTAGCCCCTTTTTACCTTTAACAACCTAACTACTTAGGAGAATTAAAAATGGCATTACCTTCAGATCAAAACAATGCAGATGCTCGGTTACAAGTTCGTTTTTACAAACGATCAATCCAACAAGACCAAGCATCACTAGACGCAGGCAGACCAATCTTTAAAGACTTTGATTTTGTTCATATTTGCGTAGCTGGTGATTCTTTGACCGAAATCGACACTTATACCCTACCAAGTCATAAGACCCGTTTCCCTATCCAATGGGCAAACTACATGAATAGACAGGGTGCAAACGATGTTGAAGTGGTTGGAACGCCTGTAACAGAATGGCCAATAGTGTCTAAATCGCAGGCAGAAGAACTGCGAGCATTAAAGTTTTACACGGTAGAGTCTATTGCAGGTGCTTCAGATCAGCACTTACAACGCATAGGAATGGCGGCAGGAATGTCACCTTTTGCGTTCCGTGACAAGGCAAAGGCATTTTTAAATCTAGCCACCAATGCGGCAGAAACCGATAAGCGTGAACATGAAATTAATGTCTTGAAGGAAGAACTTGCCAAAAAAGACTTAGAAACTGCTAAAATAAAACAAGATACAGATGCCAAGATAGCCATAATGCAAGAACAAATGGCCACTATTTTAGCCGCTGTTGGTGAAAAAAAACCCCGTAAGAAAGCGGTAGCCACAGAGGAAGCCTAATATGTCATCAACAATGCTTGAATTAGTCCAGCAAGTCACCGCTGAACTTAACTTAGCCATACCCACCTATGTTCAAGGTAACACTAGCCAAGATGTGCAACAAGTTCTTGCGTTAATGAACCGTGCAGGGTATGACTTAATTAAGGAACACGATTGGCAAGCATTGGAATTGGAATATAGGTTTTACACCACAGCAATTACCACTACCTGCGATACAACGAATAACAGCTATTTATTAACTAATATTCCAAGTACCGCAGGTTTGGACAATACTTATTCCATTGTTGGAACAAGCATCCCCCAAGACAGTTATGTTGATACAGTTATTAATTCAACTAGCTTAAATTCTAGTCAATTGGCTTCAGCTACTTCTGTAGGCGGTACGGTTACTTTTAGTAAGACTATTTACCCCCTGCCAAGTGACTATGAAACCATTACCGATAACACGCATTGGGATAAAACTAAACATTGGCAAATGCTTGGCCCAGTTACCGCACAACAATGGCAATGGCTAAAGTCGGGTTATATCTCTACAGGCCCACGGATTCGTTGGAGAATATTAGGTAACCAATTTGAAATATGGCCACCCTACAACACCTTAGAATATTTAGGGTTTGAGTACCGTTCTAAGGGCTGGGCTAGAAGTGCCGCTAATGCCGTAAAGAATAGCTTTACAGTCGATACCGATACAACAGTACTAGATGACGCTGTAATCGTATTGCTGACTAAACTTAAATACTTCCAAATTAAGTCATTTGATACTACTGCATTGCAACAAGATTACACCCGTTATTTGAATGTTGCCAAGGCTAACGATAAAGGCTCTGCTACCCTATCCTTTGCACCGCAACCAAGTGCCATATTGATTGGCTATGCAAACATTCCTGACAGCGGCTACGGGTCTTAATCATGGCGGTTGCTAAAAGGTTTAGGGCTACCACTTCTTCTGTTGCCGCCCCGATTGGTGGGTGGAACGCTAGGGATTCGCTTGCTGAAATGAACCCCTTAGATGCGGTTCAGATGGTCAACTTCTTTCCTACGCCTACGGATGTAACCCTTAGAAAAGGCTATACCAAGACCTCTACAGGCATTGCTGGGGCTGTTTTATCTTTAATGAGTTACGCCAGCCCAACGACTACCACATTGTTTGCGGCAACGGCTACGATTATTTATGATGCCAGTACCTCTACGGCTACCTCTAGTCTTACAGGAAACACCAATGGTAAGTGGATTCATTGCATGATTACGACTGCGGGTGGGTCTTTTATGCCTGCTGTTAACAATGTTGACCCGATGGTTGTTTATGATGGTACTAGGTGGTCTAGGTCGGCTACAACAAGCACCGCACAGACTATTTCTAGCATTACTAGGGGTGGAACGGGTAACCTAACCGCTACCTTAGTAACTGCCAGCGCACATAGTCTAGTCACAGGTAACACCATAACAGTAGCAGGTGCAACACCCGCAGAATTTAACGGAACTTACCGCATTACAGTCACAAATGCGACAACTTTTACTTACACAATGGCAACCGCCCCAAGCGGTAATGCAACTGTGATGGGTACTTACACGATTAATTACTTTATTACAGGTAAAAACTCTAATACATTTGCGTATGTCAACTTGTTTAAAGAGCGTCTGTACTTTGTCGAGGAAGATTCTCTTAATTTTTGGTATTTGCCTGTAGACTCAATTAACGGGGCTGTTACTAAATTTCCGTTGGGTGGCATCTTTAAAAATGGTGGCTACCTACAAGCGATGGGAACTTGGACTATTGACGCTGGTTACGGGGTCGATGACCTAGCCGTATTCGTTACAAGTAACGGAGAAGTCGCTGTTTACAAGGGTTCTAACCCATCCGACCCAACGGATTGGGCTTTAATTGGTATTTGGAACATAGGTTCTACCTTTGCCCGTAAATGCGTCTTTAAATATGGTGGTGACATCCTATTATTGACCCAGCAAGGCTTAGTTCCACTATCCGCAGGACTTCAATCGACCCGTTTAGACCCTAGAGTCAATATTACCGATAAGATTTTCTACGCTATTAACCAAGCAACAGACAATTATTCAAGCAATTTTGGCTGGCAAATTAACTACCTAGCCAAATACAATATGCTGATTCTTAATGTTCCCGTAACAAGTAATACTGAGCAATATGTCATGCATAACATTACAAAGTCTTGGTCTAGGTTTACCAATATTTCAGCAAATTGTTGGGAAATGAGCAATGAGGATATGTATTTTGGTGGAACTGGCTTTGTAGCTCGTTTTTACGACTCATTTGCCGATGCAGGCACAAACATCAAAGGTTTTGTACAGCAAGCCTACTCTTATTTTGAGTCTAGGGGGCAACAAAAACGCTTTACGATGGTACGCCCTATCCTACAGACAGATAACGGCTTACCGACCGTTCTATGCGGTCTAAGCACCGATTACGAAACAGTCGAATTGACTAACCAAATATCTTTTAACCCCGCCATCTTACTTACTGGTGAATGGGATTTAGATGTATGGGATAACGCTAATTGGGGCGGTGGTTTAGTGACCACAAAGACATGGCAGGGCGTGACAGGATTAGGCTATGCGGGGTCAGTTAGTATGAATGTGGCAAGCCAAGGGATAGAGTTCCATTGGGCTAGTACCGACTATGTTATGGAGAAGGGTGGAGTCATTTAGTGCTATGTTTTGATAAAGACTTGTTAGGGCCATTTATCGCCCAAAAGTTAAACATGGTATGGACACCCGAAAATTCCAGCACAATTGGTTGGGTAACGGATCAAATAGAATCAGTAGTGTGGTATGAGGACTTTAACCAAAAATCGGTAACTTGCCATATTTACCTTGAAAAAGGATTAAATAAGCAATACTTATCTACCATTTTTGATTATCCTTTTGTACAATTGGGGGTAGATAAGATTGTTTGCCCCGTGGTTAGTAGTAACGACAAGTCAATAGAGTTTGTCAAGAAATTGGGGTTTGAGGAACAAGCACGATTACTTGATGTTTTTCCTACTGGAGATTTGTTGTTTTTTGTAATGTCAAAAGACAAATGTAGATTTTTAGGAG